CAGGAAAGTTAGTCTGATTTAACGCTTCTAATGCGGGTTTATTTAAAGGCATGTTATATTTTATTTAATTTATAGAGGTCCATCAACGTTGAATCCATCAGAGTATCCTTCAGAGAATGCTCCTAATGGTGTACCTTGTATTACTCCAATACCCTGATTCATTAAAGCACCATTACAGCACCTTACATCGTATGTATCTTCGCCCAAACATAAACAAGCTCTACGTGAATTTTTAGGAGATGATAATCCCCTAGTAGGTCCTATATAATAACCTGAATTGTTCTCTCTGTTTACGGAGTATCGTAATGCTCCATTTTGACTATTTGACCACGGCATAGTATAGTGTTTATGTATTTAACAACTGATAGAATAAAAATGGTAGACCTTATTTGCTTCCAATTGATTTCATCGCTTCCTTATGTATCATCGATTCTAATTGATTTCTATCAGCTCTATAAGCAAGATATAATAGACATTTTTCTAATGGCTCTTTTACAACCTCATCTATTTCTTTAAGTTTGCCATCGGCCAACTCAACGATTGTTGCATAAGCTCTCCACTTCTTTCCAAAATTTGCCTGATGCTGTGAGGTAGTTCCGTCTCCTTCAAAGAGTTCAGGATACCTTTCAGTAAGTCCATTTGCAAATGAACAAAAAAAAACAGGCAGCCCCAATGTACTTCCATATTAACATCTAACCATTTGGTTTCATCTATCTCCCCATCATAAGGCTTGATAGTATATTTACCATATTGCTTCTTCTCTATCGGTCTATATAGTATACTCATTATCTTTGCCCAATTCTTATCTACCTGTATAGTATCATATTGAGTAATGTCAGCATAAGCACCATAACTCATTTTAGATAGGTTAGGTTCAAATGCATATTCAACACCATCTATTGTAACGAATGTGGTTAACTCTATACCTTCAGGTGATTGGAACTGATTCAATTTACTCTTTACTAGATTATATGATTCAGCTGATAACTTTCTTACATACTCTACATCTAGTCCGCATAGGTGATGTAAGGTTAATGCAGTTTGTGCTTCTTCATCATCACTATATGCTTCTAAATCGTTTTGTAGGGTTAAGTATTGTTTAAGAGATATATCTTTCCAACTTGTAGGTATCTCTAATGTTAATTGCTTTTTCATGCTGTATAATTTTGTAATGTTTGTTTAATTATTTTATTCTTAGCCATTTCGTTTTTAAGCATTGCATCCATAGCAATTATTTTGGCTCTTAAATCATCGTTCTCTTGCCGTATTGATTGTACGAATAGTAGTAACTCTTTTATTTCTTCTTCATTCCAAGTCTGCATATTATCTTATTGATATTTGATACTTTCCTTTACTTTGTGCTTTAACACTTAGCTTCATCATACATGCATATCTTGCCGCATCTATTGCGTGGTCTAATCCACCTTCAGGTTTGTCAGTAACATAACCATATTTGTCAGTTATGTATTGATAGGCATACATCTCATTGATTAGATTCTGACTAGTCCTTAATACCTTAATCTTATAGTTCTTCATTACTCCTATACCAAATCTGATACTATCAGGACCTTTGACAACAGGCTTAGAGTTAAACCCACTTCGGTATATCTCCTCGATAAGTCTCGGGTCTGCACTATCGCAGAATATCTCATGCGACTTATCTATTTGTAATCTTCTTAGCTTATCAACTATATCCGAAGTAATAAGACCCTTTTCATAAATTAGTTCTTCTAAATATAATTCATTATCATCTTTGTATATTGCAACTAATGCGGTTTCATCTCTGGAAAATCCAAAATCTAGCCCGAACGCCACAAACTCACCATTGATAACATTAACCAACTCAAATTCAAATATAGCTTTATCATTTGCTGCAAACTCACCCTGTCCATAGATTTTCCATTGCTTATCGTTTGTGTGTTGTAAGTCTTCAATTGCCTTAACCATATCTACCGGCAGATATATGTTATCCCTATATGTAGTTATAAACCTATCACAGTCTTGCATTTGTCTTAACCAATGCTGTGGTGATATAGTAGGGTTGTATGCAAGTATCATTTTACCTGATGTTCTGATACGCAACTGGAACCAGGATTCTTCATCCAATTCCGAGGCCTCATCTATGAATAGTATATCTGATTTTAATCCTCTTAACTTCTCCGGGTCATCAGAATTAATAAACTGAACGGTACTATCACCTAGCTTATATGTCCTATCTGATATGTTAAAGTTATCTTCGTTATATATTCCAATGCCTTTTAGTATATCCGTAAAATCCTTTATTACTGTTCGTTTAAGCGATGGTATTGTTCTCCTTACTATTGTTATCGCCTGTTGCGTTTGAAGCGCTTGTACGATAAGGAATTGAAGAATAGCGTATGTCTTACCACTACGTGTTCCACCTATGTGTTGTGTAACTCTACTCTTTGATTCAAGTAGGTTTTCAAAAGTAATTGTAGTATTAATCTCTATGTTCACTAGATGATTTATTTATATTGATACTAATCTGCTGAATCTTTTGTTCTATCTCTGCTCTCAATTCTGTCCTACTTAATTTAGGCATATTAAATTCTAATAACTTAATTGCCAAATCAACTGCTGCTTTAGGGTCATCTCTTATCATTTGTTTCATTATAGAAGGCAAATCATCCAATACAACATTAGTTGCTCTTGCTATTGATACCTTCATCATTTCAGTTGAACGATTGATTGCTCCCTTCGGTCTGCCCGTTGCCAGTTTATGTCCTTTCTCAAAAGCCATATTAAATTATATTATTTAAATGTATATATGAATATATAACAATACGAATATATTTTGTAGTTAATGGACTAAAGGTTGAAGAAGGCTTTCCAAAATGTCCATATCATACTAAATCCAAATGTCAGACAGAATAGGATTCCTATGTATGCAATTAGTAGTATCATTGTATCAGTAGTGAAGAATGATACCATCCCTCTCCACAATATTGTTAATAGCCTTTTCATATATTGTTGATTTCTTTATTCTTTTATTTATATACTTTGTTTCTAGTCTTACTACTTCTCTTATTACTTGCTGATATATACCTTCCTTTATCATTAGGTTTGTCAGAACGTTTACTTTCATCTCATCGGGTATCTTACTTACATTAGTATAGCGTGGATAGAAATCTCCTTCCCACTCTGCTATTCCTACTCCTGTTCCAAACTGATTAGCAATTCTATGGTATGTTTCTTCTCTTATCATACTATCAATTTTTTTAACTATCGACATCATCTTCCCCCTGCCCCTTCTGATATTCTTCCCACGTTATTCCTCTCGTATCGGGATAATCTTTTATTATAGTACTTCTTTTCTTTTTTGGTTTATCATCGGTATCTTTATGTGCTTTAATCCATTCCATTACTAAAGGATTATTCATAGTCTCTTCCAAGTTCATTCGTAGTTGCCTTATCCACTCTTCTCTTTCTAATATATGATGCATCTTCTTAGCCATTGCATTGAACTTTTGATTTGGATAGGACCATATACCTTCTAATGGATATGGATATCTACCTTGCACTCCTTTTCTTCTACCTTCTTTAATTGCTGCTTGCTGTTGGTATTCTCTAGACGCTTTACGAGAACAATCCCCACATATGTTATTTGCGTGCTTATGTCGTTGTACTATCTCTTTATCTTCTCCACACTTAATGCAAGTTCTTACTTCTATTCTCATATAACTTATTAATCTATGAATGGATTTTGTATTATCTTTTGTAAATGTTGTCTTATCTTTTTGATGTGTATAAAGCAAGTCGATTTTGATATGTTTATCTTATCTGCTAACTCTTGTAGGGTATCTTCTGAACCCCAATACATTTCATACAACATTGCGGGTGCGAATCCTTTTGTATTCTTTAATCTCTTTATTTCATTCATTACTTCTTCGTGTGCCCGCATTATAGCAATATCCTTATCGATATCATAAACTTCTTCAGCCTCATTTGTTTGGAACTCACCAATGTATGTAATCCTATTTAACTTCTTTGTTTTGTTTATCCATCTATGTTTTAGGAATGCCATACAATACATAAGATTATAAGAGTTAAGATAGAATATTTTTGTGTTCTGCTTCTTATGCAGATACTCATATAACTCCATTGTCAAATCTTCGCTCTCTTCCTTATTCTTACATATGTTATAACTCACCTGTAATAACCAAGTATGCGACTCTTTATAAAGAACTTCTAATCTCTTTGCACATTCTACGGCTACACTAGCGGTTACTTCATTTACCATTTATGATTGGGATTCTATTTGTACAATAAAATTACGGATTGTTCCTGCTGCTTTAACCCAAAGTCCAGCTGCTGAACCACAACTGCATGGTCGAGGTTCATTAGTACTTAATATGTTATTATGATTGTTCCATACCCAATCCATTTTATCATTTGGTAT